CGAGGATGTGGCGCGGTTGATGGATGGGCGGCAAGCCGATATGGGCTTAACGTCGCCCCCTTATGCAGTGGGGAAAGAGTACGAGGAAGACGTTTCTTTTGCTGAACATTTAAAATTGTTGGAAGCCGTCGCAGATAGTGCGCTGGAGACAATAAAGCCGGGTGGTTTCTTCTTTATAAATTTTGACGAAATTGCGGCAATGGCTCATGCGGGACCATTGACGGGAAGTTCTCGGGCTTGCATTTATCCTATTTCTATAGATTATTGGCGCATTTTCCACGTTGACCGGCGCTGTGATTTGTACGCACAAAGGGTCTGGTATAAGCCTTTTAATCGGCTCCAACAGCCTTTTTGGTCGTATCACACCAGCATTCCACATTATCAAGAGTGGGAAAATATTTGGACGTGGCGAATGCCGGGCGGCGGCAAAGATCAAGTCCACGATTGGGATATTAGCTCCCGGGCAGTTTGGGACACGCGGGAGGAATCAACTGATGACCGCCCTTTAACAAGGCACGTGGCGGCCTTTCCGGTATGCCTACCGGAAAGGGCAATAAGGGCGCACACGGAGAAAGGCGCTATTGTGTGGGAGCCTTTTAGTGGCTCAGGAAGCACGATAATCGCATGTCACAACTTGGGGCGCATTGGGTTTGGAATGGAAAAAAACCCGCAATATTGCGATGTTACCGTTTTGCGCTGGCAGGACTACACCGGCCAGGAAGCAAAACTTGAAGGCGACGGGCGCACATTTGGCGAGGTAGCCGAGGAGCGCAGCGGTACAAATAAACTGGAGGATAGTAATGGCACAGGGTATAAAAGTTGACGAGCTGACGCCGGATAACCTGGAACGGCTGGCGCTCATGCACCCGACCAATGAGGAAATGGCGTTGTTTTTTGGAGTGTCCCGCAACACGCTACAGCGCTATCTACGAAAAAAGGAATACAGGCAGGCGCTGGAGCGCGGGCAGAAGCTGCGGGATATTTCCCTGAAGCGGGCGCAGTGGGTGAAGGCGGTGCGGGACGGGAATACGACTATGCTGATTTGGCTCGGAAAGCAGCTCTTGGGGCAGACGGACAAGGCCGCGGTAGAGCATACACACAGGGCCGACGAGGGCGTGGTGGCGCTGGACGAGCTAATAGCCGAGGTTGAGGACTATGAGGCAAAAATCAGGGATGCGCTCCCGGAATAAATACGGCGCTAAAAAAACGTATATTGACGGCCATCGGTTTGATTCCCTGCGCGAGAGCCGCCGCTATATGGATTTAAAGCTGCTGGAAAGGGCCGGAGAAATACACAGTCTGCGTCTGCAAGTGCCGTATCTCCTGCACGTACAGGGCGAGAAGATCGGGAAATACATTGCAGATTTCGTCTACTGGGAAGGTGCCAAGGAGGTCGTGGAGGATTGCAAGGGACTGAGGACGCCGATTTACAAATGGAAAGCTAAGCATTTTAAAGCGGAATACGGCCAGGAGATCAGAGAAACGTGACTGCATCATCGCCTACCAGCCTGCTCTTAAATGCAGCTCATACCGCGGGGCTGTCGGGATGGGAGTTTTACCGGCAGCACCTGGGCGGCATAAAAGACAACTTTGAGCCAGAAAAGGCTTTACAGGTGCGCTATTTGTGGCGCTTCCACGCTCGTCCGGGCCAGATTGAGCCAGAAGGAGATTGGACGGTGTGGCTGGTTAAAGCGGGGCGCGGCTTCGGAAAAACGCGAATGGGCGCGGAATGGGTGCGCGAACAGGTGGAGGCCGGGGTCAAATATATCTCCATTCTCGGCGAGACTGCGGCAGATGTGCGGGATATTATGGTGGAAGGTGAAAGCGGAATACTGGCCTGTTCTCCCCCCTGGAATCTGCCGGAATATGAGCCGTCGAAGCGCCGCTTGACGTGGCCGGGGGGCGCTATAGCTAATCTATATAGCGGTGATAATCCTGACCAGTTGCGCGGGCCGCAGGCCGAAGTCGCCTGGGTTGATGAGCTGGCAAAAATGCGCTATGCGTCGGAGGCGTGGATAAATTTGGAAATGGGCCTGCGCCTGGGCAGTCGGCCCCGTGTGATTGTGACCTCTACGCCGAGGCCGACGCCTTTAATCCGAGAATTGATTGGTGACCCTGGGACGACTGTCACCGGCGGCAGCACCTGGGAGAATCGGGCGAATCTGGCGGGGCCATTTGTCCAGCGCGTCCAGCGGCGTTATGAAGGCACGCGGTTGGGGCGGCAGGAACTACATGGCGAGGTTCTGGACGAGGTTGAGGGGGCATTGTGGAGCCTGGGACAGTTGGAATCCCTGCGCGTGCGGACTGCGCCGGATGATCTGGTGCGAATTACAGTGGCATTGGACCCGGCTGTCACGGACCCGAATAAAACCTATCTTATTGACGAGCCGGATGAATGGGGTATTATTGTTTGTGGGCGGGATGATGAGGACATTGATGCCGCCTCGGGGTTTGTGCTGGAGGATTTATCCGGCATATATTCCCCGGCTGAGGCGCTGCATCGGGCGATTGACGCTTATAAAACGTGGGACGCTGACGCAATGGTCGGCGAAACTAATAACGGGGGAGACTTAATTGAGGCGCTACTGCGTACTATCCCCGGCGGCGGGCAGATATACTATAAATCCGTCAGAGCCTCAAGGGGGAAAATAAAGCGCGCTGAACCGGTGGCGGGAATGTATGAACAGGCTCGGATTCATCATGTAGGAGCATTTCCGGCACTGGAGGACGAAATGGTAAATTATACCGGCGCACCGGGGGATCAATCCCCCAATCGCATGGATGCGCTGGTGTGGGGTTTCACGAATCTCTTGCTTGACGGCATTGAAGGAGGGAGTGTTCCAGTGTTAGGATTATAAATCGTCAAGGAGGGGAGCAATGCCTGTTGATACGCAGCATGAAACGTACACCGCAGCGGCTAAATCCTGGCTGCGGTGCCGGGATGCCGTGGCGGGGTTGGACGCAGTACGTGAGCGCGGGGGAGATTATATCCCGGTGCTGGCGGGACAGAATACGCAGGAATACACAGCGTACAAAAAGCGCGCTGACTGGTATGGTGCCACGGGTCGCACCGTGCAGGGCCTTTCCGGCGCAGCCTTCCGAAAAGAAATTTCCCTTGAGCTACCTGATGCGCTGGAGGATTGGCGCGAGGACGTAACGCTTACCGGGATACCGGCTAAGACTTTTTGCCGCGTTTGCCTGGACGAGCTGCTGGAAGTGGGGCGGCGGCTTATATATGTTGATATGCCAGCGGGCGAGGAGGCGGGCGCAGATGCGCGTCCGTACCTGGTAGGCGTTGATGCTGAGGCTGTGGTTGATTGGCGCGAGAGCCGCAAGGAGGGCCGCCAGATCATCACTCAGGTCCGAATCCGCGAAGATGTTTTTGAGGAGGACGCCGATGGCGATGCTTTTACCCGCGAAAAGGTTGAGCAGTACCGAGTCTTAGATGTGCTGGATGGCGTGTATAGTATCCAGCTTTGGCGGCGCAAAAAGGAGGACTCGGGCGGGCAGGGCGATTGGATTCCATACGATGAGCCGGTAATCCCAAAATTTAGGGACCGGGATTTATTGCAGGTGCCAGAGCTGGCGAATTTAACCGGCGGCGGGTTGCCTGTTTGGTTTTTGAATCCGGCAGACCTCACTCCGAAAATAAATAAACCGCCTTTAAAGGATTTGGCAGACCTCAATCTGTCATTATATCGCAACTCTGCGGATCTGGAGAATGCCCTGCATTTTACCGGCTTCCCGCAGCCAGTTGCCGCCGGATTTCCGGCAAAGACTCAATTACATATCGGCACAGCGCGGGCGTGGGTATCTTCGGATGCCGCCGCTAAAGCGTACTATATGGAGTATAGCGGGCAGGGGTTGGATGCAGTGCTGGCGAATATGGAGCGCAAAAAGCATGAAATGGCGGCGATGGGCGCGCGCTTACTGGAGGAACAGAAGAAAGCACAGGAGGCAGCCGAAACGCTACGTCTGCGACAATCGGGCGAACAGGCCACGCTTGTCGGTATGATAGAAGTGGTTGAAACAGCGGTCAAAAGCGCCTTGTCTTTTGCGATTACCTGGGCGGGACAAAGCGCAGATAAGTTACGGCTTGAGATAAATAAAGATTTGGTCGCCATCCGGGCCAATCCTCAAGAGCTGGCGGCGCTCAATGCCTCACTACAGGCGGGTGCCATCTCTTACGCTACATACTACCACAATTTAGAGCAGTTGGAGCTGACGCGGCCTGGAGTAGATGCCGAGGAGGAGCAGGAGACAATTGATGCGGATACTGAGAACATCTTCCAGCAGCGGGCGCAAGGGGGGCGGCTACCTGACAACGCCGAGGAAATAGATGAGAAGGTGGCGAATATAGGAGCGGCCTGATGGCACTTAGTATACCCGCAATGATCAGCAAAATGCACCGGCTCCGCGACGAAATAGAGGACGAGGTAGTCGGGCAGGCGGCGCTTGATTTAAAAGCTATTTTCAATTCTGCCGAGGAGAAACTAGCATTAAAAGAATCGGCATTTAAAACGCTGCTGACAAAGGGCGACCAGTTGCAGAACATCCCGGCCAATGTTGACGCGGCCTCGGCCATAGTCAATGATTTAATGGGGGAGGTGGACGAGTATCTAATCGGTCCCGGCCAGCAGTGGGCCGACGATATAATCCCCAAAATGCACAAGGCGGGCCGGGATTTAGCGCGGGCGAATCTCAACGTTAAGTTTTTAGATTCCGACCAGCTAAAAAGCACTTTTGATTTGGTTTCAATGTCAGAGAAAGCCGTTTTAAAAACCGGCTATAATGATACCTATAAAATAATGAACGTCGTCGGCGACGATGTGACTGAGTGGTTCCGCCAGACGATGATGGATAGTATTTTTGAAGAGTTGCCTATTGTGAATAAGCTGGACCCGCGGGCGGATACGCTGATGAGCCGCTTGATTGAATCGGGCCGCATAAAGCCGCTTGTCATAAAGTCAAAGTCTGGCAAAATGATCACCCGCTCCATCCAGCAGCGGGCCGAGGCCATAGCGCGGGTCGAATCGTCCAAGATCATCAACCGCACACATGAAACAAAGGCGGCGGAAGTCTTGGGAGACGAGGCCGTCTATCGTAATTCCAATCCGCACGATTCCCGCACTACGCCTATTTGTCGCAGGGCCTCCGAGCGTGAGCCGATGACTCTGGTTGAGTGGTCTAATTCCGACCTCGGGCGTCCGCCTCGCCTATCTCCTTTTCATCTATGCCGCAGTGTCCTAATAGGCGGGCGGGCTGAGTGGTTCAAAGATGTCCCCGAGGAGGTTCTGGAAGCGCAGACGCCGCTACCTAAGACCAAGGCGGCCCCAAAGGCCGCGATTGCCAGCAGGAAAGCCCTTAAAGAAAAGGCGGCAGCAAAGGCCGCGGCGGAGGCTAAGAAGGCACAGGAGGCAGCCCAGGCGCTTGAAGTAGCCAAGCTGCAAGAGGCCAAAATTTCTCTTACGGCTCCAGATGCCATACAATTTGCGGAAACTTTAAAAAAGATTGAAAACTATGGGGCGCAAGGGCGCGCGGTGCGCTTTGATGGAGATGCGGTGGAAGATCTAACTTTTCACATGTACAATGATTATCTTGACCCCAGTATGAGCGACGACTTGCTTGGCCCCGAAAAAATAAGATCCTTTGCGTCTTTGAAAATAGCTGAAGAATCAGAGCAAAAAATAGTTGATTGGATTAAAAAAGAGACTCGGTTTTCTTGGGGGGCCGGAAGCGCCCGCCCGACTAGTAAAGTGCAGGATATACAAGTGCCGATTAGGAAAACATTAAAGGGCGGTAAGCTGAAGGCTTCGGGCGAATATGAAACGCCTGGGGATTTTTATAATGATCCAGAGCTAGAAGGTAAGGAATATGAAATTAAATTTTCTGACGGGATGAAAATACGGTACAGACCGGCGGATTTGGATGGCGTGAAAACTCCTCTGTCATACCGTGGCAGCATGGAAATTGAGGCGAATGGCCCGTGGACCCAGAACTTGGCGGACGATATTTTTAAGCGGCTTGAGGATATGGACATTCCGGCGCGCCTGTCAACGTCGGCTGATATTGAGCTGGCGTATTTAAAGCGGATGGCCCGAAATGCCACCGGGCAAGAGGTGGAAATGGAGATACGAGACCAGCGGATGCTTGTCAATGTCTCGGACACGGAGCATAATGCGCTTTTAGATAAGATTAAGGGCTGGCCTGTTCCTGATCAGGTTTTAGAGTTGCGCCAGTTCTGGGGAAGGCGGCTCGACGTGGACGACATAACTACCCTAAGGGCATATAACCCGGAGGGGGAAACTGATATTTCTTTTTCTTCTTGGGTGGATTCAAAGGGCATTGAAACCGCAGGCCATCGCCATCAATATCGGTTTGATATAGACGACAATGATATTCCGAAAGGATTTAATTTATATCATTCGGTTGCAAATTTGAAAGAATCATCAGACAAAGAAATTATTGATTTTTTTCAAAAAGGCATATTGGAAAACTCGGCGCGCGTGGTCAGTTCGCGTGAAAAAATCCGTCGTGGCATCAAGCGCAGTCGCGCGGAGTCGCCTGCGGAGGATATAGCGGGCGGGGGCGGGTCTTATGCTTATCTTAGGAGTAGGCCCTCAATAGCCCCAACTTGGGGGGGGCTATATTTTAAGCGCCGCAATTATAGGCGCTTGGATGCCCGTCATTTTAAATTTGATAAATGGGGCGCAGTACCCGATGAAGAAAAGCGCCTACGTTTAGATGATAAGGCCCTTATGGATTATAGCGCCCATCCCGAGAATGAGCTTGTATTGAAGAACGGGCTTGATTTACTTACAGAGCTGCGGGCTATTGTCCTGGCAGAAGAGGCGAATGTTGCGGTGTTAGTTGGTAAATTTAAAGAGGCCCATATTCACTTTTTACCTGATGGGCGAAAAATAGAAGATGTGATAATGGCTAAAGACAAATGGATGACCCTGGCAGATGATGCTGACTGAGATTGAGGGCCATTTAAAGCCCTTTAAAGAGGCGCCGAGTTTTATGTCCGTTATATATCCGGGGAATGATCCCCCTAACGGGAAGCACGCGCTTGATGCCGTCGAGCTTGTGCGCTATAATCCACACCTCGACTCTGAGGGAGAGATTATGGCCGTTGATTTTTGGCTTTATTGGATGCCTATTTATTTTGATAATGGCCGAGGGCATGTAATAAAATTCAATTCTATAACAGCGCCCCAGGAGCATATCCGGCGCTTTATAAATAAAGAAGGGTATCAGCTACATTTAGAGCAGATTTTAGACCGGAAAGAGCTTTTAAAATCCTGGCAGAAATGGCAAGACTTCCGGGCGGGCGATGCTGAGTATTTTGACAGTTTAAAGGAAAGGTATATAAAAGCGGCTAAGAATATAGCCGATGAGGCCGAATGAAATAATTATAAAGGCCCGGATAAACTGATTAATCGCCTGTCGGATAGCCAGGGGTCCAAAGGCTTCAGTTTATCCGGGCCAAGTGGGGGGATGATGGCTTTAAAAAGCCTATCCCTGATTTAGTTTAAAACTACCGAGGCCGTCCCAGGCCGGAGCTGTGAAGCTGCGCCGTCATGGCGTCCGCGATTATCCGGCTCCGGCTTTTATTCGTCGCCCAGGCGGCTTTCTCAAGCTCGTCCCGCAAAAATAGCGGTAGGGTGATTGTAAGCTGTTTGGTTTCCTCTCCATAGAGCAAGGGCCGCCCTGCTCCCCGCCGTGCGCCCCCTCGCGGTTTATTGCTCATCATTATCCTCCTTTATAGTGTTTATTTTTTCAATATATTCAGACGCTTCAAGCCGAGAGTTGACACTTTCTTTGACCTTTTCTATTGTATGGGCCGCCATTAAATTCCTTTCAGCTTTAAAGAATACACCATCCGGCTCAGTCACTTCCCTCCTCAACGCTTCTGGCGATACGCCGAATTCCATCGCAACATGTTTGACTGTACGCTGGTGGAGGAAAAATGAGTACAAGTTTCCTCTTTCCGGCTGTACAATTTTCTCACAGCAGGGCAGCATTTTAATCGGATACCACCGGCCATAATCATCTTCCTCCCCGCTTGGGTTGGCGTAGGAGTGGACAAGGTTAAAAAGCTGCGTAGCGGCGGCTTTTAGTTTGTCGTCTGCCATTTTAGATCTCCTTTTCGGACATCCCCCCCCGCGGTTGGCAGGGGGGGTGTCCGGTTTTTAATTATTCAGCGCCTCGCCGACGCTGAAGTGGGCGGTTTCAGGCGTTTCAGGCGTCACCTGCTCCCGTGCGAAGGTGTGAAGTGCAAGGTGCGACTGCATGATCTTCTGGGGCGGCAGGCCCTTAAAAGCCTCTGTGGCGGCGTTGTACAGGCTCCACAAAGACTTGTCGGCAAAGTCGTCGTCCTCGTGCCAGTGCTTCCGCACTTTGTTGAGGTGATTGGGGAGTAGGATATTATCGCCCCACATTTCGCCAATAATGCGATAGGCTTCGCGGTCATCCAGGGGCGTTTCCTTAAACTTCTCAATATCCGCTTGCAGGTCATTCCAGCCTGCCGTCGCGCGGTGAAAAGAGAGGATCAAATTATCCTCCAAGTAGCGGAATACGTCCCCGGTGTGCTTCCGCATGACCGAAATTTCCCCGCTTATAATACCGTTGGTGCAGATAGTAACCTGTGCGCCAACAGCCACCGCGGCCATCATGGACTTATCCGTGCTGTTCCGGCCTGCCACCATCAACTTCAAATCCTCCCGGTCGTCATGATCAAAGGCTTGGGCCATGTAAAGTTTTCCCATATCGGCGCTAACGGTGTACTGTGCGCCGTTAAGGCTAAAGCCCTTGGGGCCGAGGATCTCTTCGCCGATGCGGTGGACATTCATGGCAAAGTCCAGATGAGGCAGCGGTGTATAAGTGCTGCTGGCCTCGGTTAAAACGGGCATACTTCCCAGATCCTCAAATTGTGCGGCCCTATGGCCCCGTGCGGTGCTTTCCATTATATTAACCATTAGTTTCTCCTTATAGTGTGTGTGTGTGCGGCCCCAGGATCGTCCTGGGGCCGTCTTTATAATATATGCCATCCCATATAGAAAAGCAAGTGTTTAATTAGTATTTAATGCTGCCAGTGTTATACTTTTGATTTGCCAAGCTGACCAGGGTGTTCCCGTAGTCGGCTTTTGCTTCTTTTAGCTCTTGCCGCGCGTTATTAAGAGAGGGCATGTCAAATCTTTCTTCAAAGCATTCCACTCTTTCCTCCAGCTCAATAATTCTTTTCCTGAGTGCCTCTTCAATTATTGAAAAGGTTTTTTCTGAGATTCTATAATCCATTTTGTCCTCCTTATAGTGTGTGTGTGTCATGCTTATAATATATGGAATGTAATATAGAATAGCAAGTGCAAAATCAAAGAAAAGGGCAAATAAATGAAAAAAAGCTCACTTTTTCCCTTTTCAGGCTATAAAAAGAGCTTTATTTTGCTCCGTAGCGGCAACTTGCGGGCAAAATACAAGTATTGTATATTACCATTAAACCCTTGGGGGGTGCATGGAATTAGACGAAGCAGTGGAAAAGATCAAAAAACTTGAGGATCAGGTTTCGGAATTCAGGGGCCGCAATATTGAACAAGCGCGGACTCTGGATGAGTTTGAGGGCATTAATCCCGACGAGGTGCGGGCGTTATTGCAGCAGAAAAAAGACCTTGAAACTCAGGAGCTGATTAAATCCGGGGACGTTGAAGAGGCGCTTGAGAAACAGCGGGCGGCATTGACTGCCGATTTTGACAAGCGTTTCCAGGCGCTCCAGGGCGCGAATGAGGGCCTTGAATCTCAGCTCGTCACACTGCAAGTCACCGACCGGCTCAGGTCATCCGCTACCGCTTCCGGCGTGAGGCCCGAGGCCGTTGACGACGTTGTTGCCAGGGCCAGCGCAGATTGGCAGCTACAGGATGGCGCGCCGGTGTGTATTATAAATGATCAAGTGCAGTTATCAAAAGATAAAGCCGGGGAAAACCTCGGCATTGATGAATATTTTAAGCAGTTAGGAACTGACAAGCCCTTTTATTTTTCCGCTTCCGGGGGAGGTGGAGGAGAAGAAGGGCGCGGTGTTCGGAATGGTTCACCGCGCATAATTGAGCCGGAGGAAATGGGACAGCATATAGCCCAGATTAAAGACGGCTCCGTAGTTGTGCGCGGTTATGAGCCGGATGCCGCGTAGTATTTCCGCAAGGGGTCCGGGGGGCCATTAGCGGAAAGTAGCACAGGCTGCCGGGGGCAGTCGCCCGAGGTCCGGGGGATTTCGGTTGATCCGTATTATGTCAACCTTAATCTCTAAAAATAGGACTTGGACCTCATGGCTAATACTTTTACTTCCATTATCCCGACTATTCTGGCCTCTGGGCTGGAGGTTTTGCGCGAATCCTGCGCGACTCTTCGGGCTGTCAATACCTCATATTCGGCTCAGGCGCGAGAGGTCGGCGACACTATTACCATTCCTCAACCTATAGCGCAAACAGTTGCCGCGGTTTCTCCCAGTAATACGCCACCGGCAAACACTGACACCACACCCACCACGGTCACTATTCCGCTTGATAAGTGGAAGAAAACCGATTTCCAGATGTCGAATAAAGACGAGTTGGAAATCAATAAGGGCAACTTTGTCAATTCTCAAGCGGGCGAGGCTGTTCGGGCGCTGGCAAATCAGATTGATGCAGACCTCCTCGACACTGCTACCGCGGATTCCGGCGTCTATAATCACATAGGCACCGCCGGGACGACTCCTTTTGCAAGTGAGTCCGCTTTTCAGACTAATTGGCAGAAGGGCGCGAGGAAGGTCCTCCGCCAAGGCTTGGCGCGGTTTGGCCCTGATATATACTGCGTGATTGATGAGGACGCTGAGGGCAACCTGAGCAGCCTGACGCAGTTTACAGACGCAGACCGCCGCGGCGACGCTGCGGGTATGATAGAGGGCGAAATAGGCCGGAAGATGGGGTCAACTTGGCTTGTCAATCAGAACGTCCGAAGCTTTACCGGCGGCACGCTGACCAATGGGTCCGGCAAGCTGGCCAAGGTCAACGGCGCTGTATCGGCTGACGCTACCACGATGGCTATTGACGATAGCTCTCTGAGTGGCACCCTGGTTGATGGGGACGTGTTCACGGTAGCCGGTGTATCAGGTTATTTTATCGTCACCAATGGCACCCAGACGGCCAGCGGCAACGCAATTGCAGCCGTTAATTTTTCCCCGGCAGCTCCGACGGGCGGCTTTGATGATAATGCGGTTATCACTTTCGCCGCGGATCACGTCGCCAATCTGGCCTTTCATCGGAACGCCTTTGCTCTGGCGTTTGCTCCGATAGCTGGCACGGGCCTTGACAGTGGCTCTTCCATTACTGACCCGGAAACCGGCGTCAGCCTTCGCCTCAAGGTCACTGAGGAATACTATCAGACGACTTGGCGGTGGGATGTATTGTATGGCGTCAAATGTATCCGTCCGGCTCTGGCCTGTCGGATTCTGGGGTAATCTCTCCCTTGATGCCGTCACGCAAGGGATTCCGCCGGAGGGGGAGAATTCGAGCCTCTTTCCCTCCGGCACTTTAAACGCTTTTAAGGATTCTATATATGGACTGGATAGGCAATAAATCCCGGAAGCCCACAATCAAAATCCAAGACGGGGACGATTTCGCATTGATAAACGCTGAGGATTTTGATCCTGCGACTATGACAGAGTATAGCGCAGGCTCTCCGCCGGTAGAAAAAAAGGCAGTTAAGCGCGGGCGACCTAAGAAGAAAGCCGACGAATAATGGCCTCTATCTATTACTGCACTGATGCACAGTTGACCGATTTGCTGCCGGATCTGACGGATTCGGAGATTGACACCTCAGCGAAGCGGGACACTAAGATCCGAGCGCCTGCGCGGGAGTGGATTGACTCGGTGTATCCAGAGTTTGCGCCTTTCCCCAATATAGCCGCAGCGGCTGAGGAATGGGCTGTAAACCAGACGAACCACGCCGCAGGGGATGAAAGCGTGACCGTTGACGGCGGCTCAAATGCGCCTGCTGTGGGCGATTGGTTCCGGGTCGAGCACCAAAATGTCCTGTATAAAGTTTCAGCCTATTCGGCCAATGTGGTCACCTATGAGTCTAATCCTCCCGAATGGAATATGGCGGCACGGGACGACTTCCCCGATAATGCGCGGCTGTTTTTTGGTACGCCAGCGCTCATTCAAGAGGCGGCGCGCTGGTTTGGGGTCGGCTTGGCTTTTTCCATCTTGCGAGATAATCCACTCAATGAAGCAGCGGCAGCGGCGAAAAGCTACGCGAAAGAGCTTATACAAGTTCCCGCCTCTGGCGGCCCCGCACAGGCGGCTCCCTGGCCTCGGACTCCGTGGGCTGATGACTCGGCGTATTCTGCGCCTTTCGACTTTATGGTAGGCGAGGCTCGGCTGGTGCGCTGATGGATTTACACGTCCAAGACGAAGCCGTCAAAAAACTTTTAAAACAGGTTGATACTGCTCTGGGGACAGGCCGTGCTGTTTTCAAGGAGTTCGGCGTATATATGCGACAGGTCACGGATAATACTTTTATAAAGCTCCGGCACGGGGGCAGCTTCCGCGGCGTGACGTGGAGCTACTTTGCGCCGCAGTACACGCGAAAGACAGATGGCGTTACGGTGCCAGCCTGGGGCGGCGTGCCGAAGCTGCACGGCGGCGGCACTGTACAAGGCCGCAAGCGCCCCTCTGGGCAGTTTGTAAAAGAGGGTGACTCCATAATGCAGGATCTCGGCACGATGCGCTCACGGGCCGCCCTGACCATGTTCCTGGGCAATGACAAGATAGAACTGGGGCCGCAGGGCGTGAGATATGCCGCGGAACAGAATGCAATGCGGCCTTTTCTGTTTTTTGATGTCCCCCAGGATGCGAACCAGCTTTTAAAGATTGCTTTGCGGCATCTAAAGAAGACGGTGACATGAGCGCCTTTAATAGCGACGATACCTATAACGTAATCGCCGAGCATGTAATCGAATCCCTCCAGGCAGACGCAAGGCTCGGCACTGGCGGCGCGCTGGCGATTAAAAAATGGGAACAGGAGCTGCGAGAGGACGCGGGGGATTATAATGAGAATGAACTTCCGGCGGTAGCCGTGACAGTGGACTTGAGCGGACAAGCGGAGGCTTCAACGGGCCAGGACAGGGCGACTTATATGGCCCTTGTTTTGGTATGTGTCACCGGGGGCCGTCTTATCAATGTTAAAAAGACGGTGAAATATTACGCGGCCAGGATAGAGCGCGTAATGCAGCAGCAGCATTTGGCCGCAAAGCAACTATCAGCCGTCACGGCTGACTTGTCAGACGCGGTTTCCGGCTCGGTAGTAGTCGAGAAGGCAGGAACGGCAATTGGCAGCGCGGCGCTGGAGGAAACCCAAGGGCTGCGAGGGGTTGCCGTTTTGACTTTCAATATCTCAATAGATTTTACTATAACGGAGGATTAAGATGTTAAGCCGCAAAACTCAACTAAACGTATCCCTCGCAGCAAAGGAATCTACCTACGATTCGGCTGCCGCGCTGGATGAATTGATTAATGTTAATATCGGCTCCATACCGCAGGAAAATGTTCAGGTCATCAATGACCAAGACCTGACCGGCGGCAAGGAGGAGGCTACGGATCAGGAGGTATTCGCCCAGTCGGTCAGTTTAGATGTTGGAATTAATAGGGTAAAGCCGACGCCTTTGCTCTGGGTGGGTGCCTATGGATTGGGCGCTGTAGCTCAGGCTGCCGCGTCGGGAGCAACAAAGATTTATCAATACGCCTGCACTCCGGTAGACAATGACGGGTCAACTAATTCTTTCACTTTTGAATTTTGGCTCGACACCAGTCTAAAATACAAATATACGGGCGGGATGATTAATAGTTTTTCCCTTTCTGTTCAGCAGGGGGCGAATCGGTTTGTATCGCTAAATACTAACATTATCGCATCTGGCACTCGTGCCGCCGCAGGCTCAGCGCAAACGGAGCACGCAGAAACACAACTAAATGCGGCCTCGGCTGGAGCGTATTTGCTTATTGAGTCTGGTGATCCTCCTGCGGATAACATCAACGCATTGACCGGCACAATAGAAACGGCTGGCAATCGGAGTCAAAACCTCGCCCCCGGCGCACCAGATATTGCGGCTAACGGTGCAACCGCGCACGACATCGCGTCAAGATTAAGGTCAGCTACTTGGGACTTCTCCAATAATATCGCGCCGGACGACAATTATCGCATCGGCGGCGGTAAGGTTTTATCGGATAACAATAGGGGCGGTCGCACTCAAACCCTAACGCTGGAGCTGGATCACGCAGACGATGATTTCACCGCATTGCTGAAGGGGCAATACACCTGCGCCTTTCAAATGATTGTGCAGGGCGCTTTGGTTGATGCTGCCCACTATGAAGGCTTCAATTTGATTTTTCCGCAAATTAAATTGCAGAGTGTGCAGGTAACTGATTCAGGGGGCAATCTGGTTGATCGGCTGGTTTATCAAGTTTTGGAAGACTCTGGGTCAACCCACAAGTCCGTATATTTTGACGTGTTTGCAGATAGCACGGACAGGACTGCTATAATGGCCTAAGTAATAGGCGAAAGGAGATAGCAAGATGGCAGAAGAAAAAGCAGCAACTAAGATCAGCGCAGTGAAGCGGGACGACATAAAAAACATAGACGATCAGTATATTCTGACGATTGTCAGTCCCGAAGGCGAAGAGCGGTTTGAGAATATTCGGAAAGGATGGGCCGAGCTGGAAAAGTTAAGGCTTCAGAAATTCCTTGACTTAGGTCAGCGCCTTGATGAAAAAGATCAAATAGACGCGCTCATTGCCTCAAATGATCTCAAATTGGCCGCAATAAGTAAGGTCAAATAACTCAAAACCACGGAGCGAAATATGCCAGTACGTTTGACGGAAGAGGTTAAGGTTTCAATTCTCATCGGCGACGAGGAAGTCCATGCATTTTTCCCAGGTTACGGCTCAACCGAATTACAGGACTCCATCAAAAAGCTCCTGTCGGGCCGAGTAAAACAAGGGCGCGGGGCGCGAGGAGTGCAAGATAAATCCTTTGAAGCAAGGGTCAGCTTTTTCAATACCACTTGTATCCGAGTTGAAAATGTAGAGGACGAAACTGGGCAATCTCTATCCCCAGACGTAGAAAACTGGAGGCAGAAAATACCGGCGAACTGGAAGGTGTCTTTTGCTCTGCATTTTGAGGAGAAAAACACACTCTCTGAGGACGAGGAGGGAAACTAAGGGAGTCCATCCAGCGCGCTTTAGACCGGAGGGATGGCGACTGGCCGGACTGTTCGGGCGAAGCGTGCGGGATGGACGACACTCTGGCAGCGGTAGAGTGCGAGGACTGCCCTTTGGATTCGGACGAGTTTCTGGATCTATTGGACATTGATCCACTCTACATGGAAGCGCAGGAATTTCTCTATGATCAGGAAATCGGCCTGGGCGTATGGCGTGAGGAACCGAGGCCGAAATTGAAAGCTGCCATCCGATTCGTCCACTCGGAATCCCACCGGCAGAGAGAGAAAAAGCGCGAGGATTTACAGCGGGAAAAAGAATTGGCGAATAGAAAACTGGGGAATATATAGTGGTAGCCACTACTGCCGATATTAAAGTCACGGCGCGATGGGACGGCAAGGATCTTGACCGTGGCACCAAGCAAGCGGCGCGCGATCTGGACCGCGTAGACAAGGCCGCAAAGAATGCGGGCCGCGCATTTCAGGCTTTGGGCGCAGCCTTTGGTGTTGCTATTGGGATAGAGACTGTGCGGCAGATAGGCATGGCGGCATACCAAATGGACCAGTTTGCCTCGGCCACCAATGCGGCGCGAAAGGGCTTTATGTCTATGGCCCAGAAGTCAGGGGCAAATCCCACTCAATTACTCAAGGAGATTGACGACGCGGCAGCGGGGACGCTTTCCCGGTTCCAAATGATGGTCACGGCTAATATCGCCCTATCGTCCGGCATTAAAAACCTGTCGGGCAATATGGGTAGTTTAATAAAAAACATCCGAACCGTATCTACTGGCCTGGGGCGTGTGGCCTCAGTAGATATTGAGCGCGTTATCTCGGCAATAAATAAGCAGGAGCAAGAGCTACTTGACGAGCTTGGAATCGTGGCTCGTGTTGAAACGGCTTATAAAAACTATGCGGTGTCATTAAATCGCACAGTTAAAAGCCTATCGGATCTTGAAAAGCGGGAAGCCTTCGCCATTCTCGTCAAGGAGCAGTTAGCAATCAAAGCGGCAGCAATGGGTGAGGTTGTCAATGAGGCCGCCGATGCTGCGGGACGCTTGGCTGCTAATTGGCGCAATTTACAGGATACTATCGGCAATACCTTTGCCTTTGAGGGCGCAATCTCTGCTCTCGCGGATCTGGCAGGAGGGCTGGAGGATATTATAGCCACGTTAAGCCGGTCTGACTTTTCTTTCACTTGGCTGGACGCCTTGGGCGCGGTTATGCCGGGAGGGGGCGGCATAGGCGGAACACTAGTGCGGGCGGCAGATTCTTACAACCGAGAAAAGCGAGAAGTCGTGGACATGACGGCAGTGGATGAAAGTATGGCGGCTCCCTTTTTTACCGGACCGAAGCAGTTTCCGGGGTCGGGCGTCCTTAAAAATCCAGATAGAAATTTCCTGCCGGGAGATGCGGAGATTTTAGCGCGACATGAAGTAGCTGAACAGGCGGCCAAGGATATTTTAGCCGAGGAAAAATTACTGGGGGTCTTGCGCGTTGAAGCCATCCGGGCCATAAATGAGGATGTGTTAGAGGCGCAGGATGCTGATGAGATTGGGCGGCAAATTCTGGAAGCTCAAAAAGACCTTGGAGATGACCTGCTGAAGCAGCAGCAAGCGGATAACAGGAAACGCTACTTTGATATGAAGCGGCACTCAGACGATGAGGCTGCGGAATTGAAAAAAAGGGCCGACGCTGACCGGGCGGCATGGGATAGCTTCCGGGACTTCACGCAAGGGATTCGGGAAAGCAAAGACGCGATACAGGATGTATTGTCGGTCATTGCAAGGTTTAACCCTGAAATGGCTAACTTTGGGAATGAGATAGTTTCCGCAGTAGAAAAAATAAGCGCCGCACGGATGACAGGGGCCAGTGCCGCTACCAAAGCATCTGCGGCGCTGGCTGCAATGAACGTGGCGATTACTGCTTTTGAGTTTTTGGATAAAATAATTCCGCGCGCAACACATGCAACACAAAACTACGTTTCAGCTTTACGGGCGGTAGAGGACCAAACATTAAGCACGACTGAAGCGCTGACCCGTGCCGCAGATGCCCTTATGGGCTTTTCGGAGGAAAGGCTTAAAGCGATAGTAGCTGCGGAGGCTGACTTTACGAAGATGATCAGCGCAGTGGAGAATCCTTCGGTGGGAAGCTCATTTTCGGCCCAAGCGGGGGTTCTCTTAGAAAGAGAGTTTGCAGAGTTTAAACCGCATGATGTTTTAGGGCTTAGCGGCACCTCGACTTTAGGGGGTATAAGCGTTGAATCCGCCATTGCTGCGATACTGAAAGCAAATGAAGAGGGCGCGGATACGTCTGCAGAGATGCACAAAGCTATTAACATCTTTTTAGATAGATTTGCTGTGATGTCATCTACAAGCCTTGATGATGTCACCTCCATGTTTGCCACTTTAACCGGGGACGTTGTTGATAGATTGGGGGTTCCGCTTTTAAGTGAAGGAGCCTTAAATCTTGGCCCCTTACAGGAACTGGTTGACCTGATTAACGCCTCTATGCTTAGCGGTCAGGCCCAATCAATAGGCGGGGCATCTGATACGTTTAGGCTCAACCTAAGGGAAGAAGAGATACGCACAGGCCAAGATATAAGCCCTGCTCGTAGGGAAGCGCTTTTAATGAAATCCTTTGAGAACATTGTCGCGTCGTGGGACTTTGAAGGGTTGACCTTTACCCTGGAGGAAGGGGTCAACATTTCATTGCAACAACGGAATATATTGCGGGACTTGTTGCTGGAAAATGCGGAATTTCATCAAGACTTTCTTAGTACAATGGAAGATCCAGCCCGCCGCGCTGTTCGGATGCGATTTGACGCCGAGGAAATGGCGTTTCGCAGTCAAGCCCAAGAGCAATTAAGCACAGCATCTCCGTTTGAAGCCGTCGCAATTCTGGAGAATTTGGGCCGGTTGATAAAAGTGCTGCAAGCGGAGGAGGAGGCTGCCATCCTACGGCCCGCAGGAGCCGCCGTAGTGGATGGAGCCCAACAACTACCCCCAGGTAATGGCGGAGAGGACGGCGAGACTGGACAGGCCGTGTCAGCAGAGGTTGACGTAGTGGTTTCCCCGCACGTTGTGGAGAGTTGGGACGAGATCCTCAATCTGGATAATCTGGCAAATTTGCCTATATCCCTACAGGACCGGGTGGATATTACGCCGCATAGTTTCGGATCTGGCTCTGATATACTGGACTTAACCCGTTTGGATGAAGCGGACTTTTGGGGACCGCCTTTTGGGTTGTCGGCCTCCAATATCATCGGAATCCCTGATAGTGAGGCATTTTTGCGCCTCTGGGATGATTTAGAAACAAACATAAATGCGACTGGCTTATCTGATTTAGTGAGGACTATTTTCAATCCGACCATAGTCACCTCGGAGGACAGCGCTTCGACGATTTTGCATACATTAAAAGCCGGGGATTTGGTAGGGTTGCCCACTGCGGGAATCATGCAAAGTTGGTACGAGAATAACGTCCTCGAAACGTGGCTTTTAAACGGTTTTTCAGATTCCATATCGGGCGTATTTACCGGGGATGAATTTGCTGGCGCATACACCCTGCTGCCGCAGCATTTCGTAGGTATGCCAAATGCGGAAATTATGGAAAGCTGGTATGCCCAGAAGATCCTTTCCTCCTGGCTCCTCAGCGGCTTTCTGGATACCGTGTCAAGCCACTTTAATTCACTATCTGCAACGGCATCTTCGGGGAAAGATGCGGGTATATATACGCCGGGACCTGATAGACTGGTGAGTTTTGAGCATTTAAACATGAATGCCCATTATACCGCGAACCTCACTGAGGCGATAATCCTCGGCAATATAATGACTACTATAGCGGGCCACATTGCGACGCTAACGCCACAGGGGCCAGCCGCTAATAGACTTGTGAATTTTGACGAAGCAGTAGAGGGGATGCCCGCACATTTAGCGGCTGGCCTTGCTGGTGGTTGGCTGACTGATGGCATAATGACTGCGGTGGCGGCCCAATTTTTGGCTCTGTCTGCAACGGCATCTTCGGGGAAAGATGCGGGTATATATACGCCGGGACCTGCCCATTTGGTCAATTATGCCACCGCCGAAAGTGGCATGGCTGTCTATAATGAGAAGAGTATTGGCTCCTGGGTTTATAACGGCTTATGGACTGGGATAAACGCGGCAATTTCTAACTTTTTGGGCTATACCATACAGCCGTTAACAATGTTAAAGATTGCGCCCGCTTCCCGTTTCAGTAGTTTTTACCGGGACATGGTGGGCAGTGGTATTACTACCGGCTTGACAACTCAAGCGGCGAGAATATTTAACGCCATCACAAGTAGAAACAAGTACATAGTAAGGCCGGACACTTTTTTGCGGATGTCCAATTCGGCAGCCAATGAGCTATTTTGGCAGAGCGAAATAGATTCTGGTTTAGTCACGGGCCTGTCGGATCAGGTCAGCACTATACTATCAGGCGTGGCTAAATTCCTGTTTGGCCCAGAACACGTCATAGGGTTCCCCGAGGCCGACAACACCTGGGGACCGTGGATTGCTTCACAGGTGGGCAATCAGCTCCCGTCTGGGGCTATGGACGACATCTTTAACATCAGGGGCCGGATGCCTATTATCGCACTGAGGCCGCAGGATTTTATATTCTTCAGTGCAACAGAGTCACTGACAGAGAATAGCAGCCCAACAATGTCCGCGACATGGCTAAGCTACTTTCAGGGCAACGTGACCGAGGCAATGAATTTCGGAGGGGGCGTTGACGTTTTCAACATTGGCGGCGGCATTCCTAAAGTCGCGCTCGGGCCTGAGCATTTTATGGCCTTCAGTGCTACAGAGAAATTTACGTTTTTTAGCAACCTCTCGACGGCGGCGACATGGCAGTCGTATATACAAGAAAACGTGACTGATGCAATGGACTTCAGTGTCGCAGCCACGGACCAATTTGGCATAGGTAGGGGCATTCCTAAAGTCGCGCTCGGGCCAGAGCATTTCCTGACCTTCACGGACGCGGCTGAAGGTGAAAAATGGCAAGCCTTCATACAGGACGAGGTTGCGACTGCATTCGGTTCGCAGTTTATTTCTATCTACGATGATACAACAGATCCTGACCCCTTTGGCCTCAGGGATGCCATCCCGCTAACAACGTTAGAGGTGGGAGATCTGTTTACGCTGAAGGGAGATTTTAAAGAGCAGATGGGGACGTGGCTTGAAACAGAACTGCAAAATAGGAACGTACTGTTTGGGAGCTAATTAATGGCCAATACGGTAATTTTCACAGCGCCATCGGGATCACCGGCAGCTATAACAATCCGCGCTCCAGCCTACCCGGAGGAGCCGGGACGCTCGTATCCATTCCTTACGGGTCGCACAATGGGCGGTGGCTTTAAGACGGTGGACCTGGGAGATGGCAGCGCGGCACATCAGAATATGGTGCTGCATTTCCGTGATATGTCTAATGCTAATTATACCTCCATGAAAACCTTTTTTGAAACCACGGTCAGCTATAACGCCACCGCCTTCACGTACACCGACCCGCACGAGGCCGCGCATACTAATATGCACTACCTCAGCGGCATGGAGCGGGCCAGATCCAAGCGCGGCAATCGGTGGGATATTGATATCCGAATCTCCAAGGATATGAGCGCGTGAAAACCCTGACCTCCAGGGCTACCGGCCTCAAGGATGCCGATGCGACACAAATCGTCTGGCTGGTTGAGATTGACGCGGATGCACCTGCTGCTGATCCTACTACTAAATATTACGGCTCCCGAAAATATACTATAGATGGCAAGACGTACGCTGATGACCTTTCTCCTGGCGGGTTGCAAATCGGCTGGCAGAAGATACGGCGTGGCGGTGGGCTGACTTCGGTATCCTCAGCGCGGGTTGTTTTACGCAATGAGGAGAAGGCGACCTCATTAGCCGAAAGTTATTTCCTGGAAAATGATGACGCGCGTTTTTACGTGCTATTCCTCAACGGCTCGGAGGAGTTCGCGGACCGGATACCGTTGGGGCAATACGTCATTGAAAACTACCCTTACACTGAGCGAACGTGGACGCTGGAATTAATTGACGGCTCCGATAAGGACTACCGCAGCATCCCGGCTCATTTCGTGAATCTGACTGATTACGTGGGCGCGCCTTTTGATACGATTGGGAAAGTCGTGCCGGTGCCTTTTGGCAAATTTGATAAAGCGCCCAATGATTTGAGCGGAGATCCTACATTTATAGCGCCCTGTGTGAATACTGATAAATTCCTACAGAAATATACCTCAGGTGCGCGCAATAATGCCTATTCGGGCCTCTATCAATATTATCCCTCGGCGCGCAAATGGGCCGAATGTCTACAGGTTGCACAGTCGGGACATCAGGCTACGATTTCAGACGTCACGCGGCAGATGCTCCTATCCCCGACGAGGCCAAAGGCGTCCAATACGCACCCATCGCCTCAAGCCGTATTCAATCGTCAAAGTACGTGGGGGACGACTCTGAATACCGGGGTGCATCTTGATTTAAATTTCGGGGGAACTGGGGGACAACTGGGGACATTGACAAGTTTATCCCTCGTGATTAAAGAGATCAAAGCGAATGGGACATTCAGCTATATAATTAAACATGGAACTACGACGATAGCCAGCGGGACATCCGTGCAGGACGATACCAGCACGTTGGTCACTGATTTTACCATTGATCTCACCTCTCAGATCGCGACTTACTTTGCGACTAAATGGGATTTTGAAAATGTAAGCGTAGAGCTGGAAATTGCGTCCGGGTTTAAGAATCTTTACGAGGTTTATCTGGATTTACGCTTTGACGATCAGGAGAGTAAGGACCTGGCAAGCCTGCCAATATATCAAGACGCGGAGGGGCTTGAGGACCTGACGGGCAATATGGCAGACGGCGCGGTGATTACTTCCAGTGGCGCGGTATTGGAAAATCCCGTCCATCAACTGGAGGCTATTTATCGCGGTAAAGACCTTTTAAATATGCCTACCAGCAAAATTGACCTGGCCTCTTTTGACACCGCAGCGGCGGCGCGCACGGCTTGGAAATTTGCCTTTGTGATGGACCAGCCCGTTGAGATAGAGTTTTTAAACGGTTTTGCCTTCCAGGCAGGGCTGCACATTTTTAAAGATTCGGAAGGGAAATGGAATTGCGCGGCACAGGATAAAACAACGGTGCCGACACACTTCTTTAATCGTGATAATATCCTCGTAAAAAATCCCGGCGCGGACCCGAATCAATGGGAGTTTGACGCCAAACTGTCGCGCACAAACATTCGCGAATTGATTAATGAAATTGTTTTCCGCTACGCCCTGGACCGCGCAACTGGGGAATATAACAAAATGAAAATCGCAACCTCGCGCTATAGAGTCACGGGGACGGGGACGCTGGATGATATAGAGATGGACATTGACAATAATTACCCATTCGGCATATTGACGGATTCCTCTGCAACATTTCAAACGGATGGCGTGAAGGCGCGGGAATACAGTCAGCTTTATAGCTGGATGCAGGGCGACTATTGCTATATAAGCGGCGATAAAGTTTATGAGGTGTATACGGTCCTTTCGGAAACTCAACTGGAATTGGTCGAGGTTGGGCGTCCCTATACAAACCCGCCAGGAACTTCTAATAATGGAAATGCGGACGGGATGACTGGCAGCGTAGATAAAACCTATACGCTCGGTCCGAATGTGAGCGGAGCAATGACACAGTCGAAGACGCGCTATAAAACGGAAATCTCATTGGGGGACAAATTTAATTTCCAGACACGACGTGGCGGCTTTACCTCTGACTTTATTTATGATGACGATACTGCCGATGAGTTCATTAATCATATATCAGATTGGCGGTCACAGCGTCGCCTAAATGT